AGCTCTAAGCGGTTCTGATGTTCAGGGTTGGGCTGATAGCTCGACAGAGAGTCATAAAATGGTTCAACTTACTGCTTCTGAACAACCTGCTTATGATGCTGCTACAGGAAACTTAACCTTTGTAAATGCTGACACTAATAATCTACAAACTACAAGACAAATTAGTTTACCAGGAGAATTTACAGTTGGGATTCGTTTTTATCCAACAGCTTTTAACAATGTAGTAATTGGTGATAATACGGCAGACGGTGAACTTTTTAAATTAACAGCAAGTGACCGCTTAAGAATAAAAGTTGATAATACTGCTACAGTTGATTTAGATTTAGATAGCGGAAGTTTTGGTGATGATTATTTAGTTATAACAAGAGATGGTTCTAATGTATGTGCGTTCTCTCAGAATGGTACATTACAAGCAGACACAGGAGCTTTAGCAGGAACAATAGATATTGATGCAATAGGTGTAAGAAAAACTGACTTGAATGCTTATGCAGGTACTATAAAAGAAATACAAATCTATAATTGTACAAGTGCTGCCTTAACAGCTAATGTAAATAGTAGACTTGCAAGTTTATAAAAAATAAAATATGAAAGATAATATCATTAACATCAATCTGGAAACCTCAACAGCGCCAACAGTTCAAGAAGTACGTGGGCGTGATTGGATAGAATATGGAACAGAAGATTGGCGCAACCTCTATCCGCAGTTCTTAATTGACCTTTACTACTCAAGCTCAATAACAGCAGCCATTATAAATGCCACCTCAGAGATGATTGCAGGTGAAGACCTTATAATTGAAGATGAAGATGAAAGAGATTTAGAAGCTAGGGTTAAGTTACAAAACTTTATGGACAGAGCTAATGGAAATGAAAGCCTACATGAGGTTATAAAGAAGTTATCTTTTGATTTTAAACTACAAGGGGCATTTGCTTTGAATATAGTGTGGTCTAAAGATAGAACTCAGATTGCTGAAGTCTATCATGTGGCTGTAGAGAAAATTCGTTGTGCTAGACCTGATGAATTTGGAAAAACTAAAGGCTACTACATTTCTTCAGATTGGTCTAATACTAGACAGAATAAGCCTTATTATGTTCCTGCTTTTAATGCTAATGATAGAACTCAAGCTAATCAGATTATGTATTCAGGTCTTTACAGTCCTAATATGAACTCCTATTACACGCCTGACTACGTTAGTTGTAACAATTGGGCTTTGATAGATTCAAGAGTTTCTGAGTTCCATCTCAACAATATATCTAATGGCTTTAGTGGTTCTTTTCTCGTTAGTTTCGCAAATGGAATTCCGACATTTGAGGAGAGAAATCAGATAGAACAAAGTCTTACAGATAAATTTTGCTCAGAGTCAAATAGTGGAAAATTTGTACTTACATTTTCAGACGATAAAACCAGAACTCCTGAGATAACACCTATAAGCCCTTCAGATTTGGATAAGCAGTACCTCGCACTGCAAGAACTGCTCACTAGCAACATTTTAAGCGGTCATAGAGTAACTTCTAAGACTCTTATGGGTATAGATACTGCTAACGGTTTTTCAAGCAATACAGACGAATTGATAAATGCCGCAGATTTTTATAGACAAACAGTAATTCTCCCATTCCAAATTCAATTAATAAAACAGCTTAGAAAAATATTCCAAATCAACAATATGGATATGCCTGTTCAGTTTGTACAGCTTAAACCTATTACAGTTCAATTTGATTCTAAGACTATCAGAGAGGTTATGACTCAAGACGAAATACGTGAAGAACTTGGACTTGAACCTTTAGGTGATGAAGAAGCAGTAGTTGATGAAACTTTAGAATTTAGTAAAACAGAAAAGACAGAACTAGAAAGTTGGATTGAAGAGTTCGGTGAAGATATTCCTGAAGATTGGGAAATGATTGATGAAGAAATTGTAGACGGAGAACATCAAGACTTTGACTTTGAAGTAGAGCTTAATAATTTAGCTAATAACAAAACAGAACTAGCTTCAACAGGAACAGCAAGACCAAATGCTAGAAGTAAGCAGGATGGAACAAATAAAGAAGATAATGAGTTTTACAAAGTTAGATATGTTTATACTCAAGATAACTTTTTAAGTCAATCAGGCCCTACAAGAGATTTTTGTAAATTAATGAGTTCGGCTCGAAAAGTTTATAGAAAAGAAGATATAGTGCAAATGGGGGATAGAGCAGTAAACCCTGGTTGGGGGCCTAGAGGCGCAGCTACTTATAGTATATGGCTTTACAAGGGTGGAGGTAACTGCCATCATTTTTGGTTAAGACAAATCTATAAGACATCTCTAAGAGGTGCTAAGAGTAACATAAAACCAAGTGAAGCAATATCTTACACTAAGGCTTTATCGGAAGGGTTTACAGCAGAAAGAAATGATAAGCTAGTAGCAAGACCACCAAAAAGAATGAAAAATAATGGATTTTTAGAACCACGATAATTATGGGATACGTACTCTTTATATCAGAAGCAAAGCTAAAAGATAGCACAGCAATCAATCTTAATGTAGACGTAGACATCTTACTTCCGTTTGTACGTGAAGCACAGAAGCTCTATGTAGAAACAGCACTTGGAACGGATTTAACAGCATATTTAAAAGCTGAAATTGTAGCAGGAACTTTAGCAGGAGCAGACAAGACTTTAGTTGATGATTACATTGGCGACATGCTCCCTGGCTATAGTCTATATCACGCTATTCCGTACCTTCGTTTTAAGGTGGAGAATGGGAACATTTATAGTAAGACCTCAGAAACAGGAACGGCTTTAAGTGAGAGCGAAGCTCAACACCTTAGAGAGGAAGTTTTAAATACAGCGTCCTACTACAGAGAAAGATTAATAGATTACATAAGAAACAATACAGCTAGTTTCCCTGATTACAGTACAAATTCAGGAGCTGATGTATCACCATCAACTGAAAACTATTATGCAGGTATGAACCTTGAAAGACCAAGACAAGGAACTAAATTAACGTTAAGAAACTTTTTAACAGCAGGAGAATAAATGAAGAAACACTACAAAACAAAACCAAAGAACATAACTAAACTAAAGACATATATCAATGCCACTCAAACAGATAACAAAGGAAGTAGGAGAAGTGCTAGGGGTAAACACAGCAATACTAAGCATAACAACCTTCACTAATTTAGAAGTCTTACTAAAGATAATTCTATTACTAATTTCAATAGTTTATACTGTTGATAAATGGTGGTATCATAAAAAAAATAGATAATGCCTAAGAAACGAAAACTCAACAGCAATAACCCTAAGTATAAAAAAGAAGTTATAAGAGATGATAAAGTGCTTAGAAAGTTTATTAAAGAAATTAAAGGGGTTAAAGTGTACGCAACCTACTCCATCTGATTTGGAGTTAAAATACTTTAAACTTTCTGAGTTTGATAGTCCTGATGAAGTTGGCTCAGGGTATAGAATGGATAAGGACTTTCTATATAGATTAGATACTGCAAGAGGTATATCAGGAATACCATTTAAAATAAACTCAGGATATAGAACAGAAAATCATAATACAATAGTAGGTGGTAGAGTAGGCTCTAGTCATAAAAAAGGACTTGCAGTTGATATAGGATATTATGGGAGTAGAGAACGATATTTAATAATAAATGCTCTAATGCAAGTTGGCATTACTAGATTTGGTATCGCAAAGACTTTTATACATTGTGATGTGGACAAGTCAAAAGACACTGATGTAATTTGGCTGTATTAATATAATAAATTTGATAATAATTAAAAATAAATAAAATGAAAAAAACAATTTTAACAACAGTAGTAGCATTATTTTGCTTAAGTGCTTCAGCACAATTCAGAGTAATGAGCAGCATCAACACACCAGAAGAAGGTGCTAGTTGGAGTATGGATAGCTTTACTCATAACTTAGGTTTAGGCTACCAAGTAAGTGATGATGTAATGGTAGGATTACAAAAGAATGGTGATGACTATGATTTTGTAGGGAGATATTCTCTAACTGATGATATGTATTTGTCAGTTCAAGCACCTACAGAAGATGCAGCAGACAATATGACATTAGGAGTTGGTATGTCAGTAAATGTTTGGGAACAGCTTTATGTAGAACCAAACTACACAACAAAAGATGGTGAAGGTTCTTTTAATGTAGGGCTGTCTTATAAACTTTAATTAATAATTTAAAAAATAAATAAAATGAAAAATTGGATAACAAATGTTTTAATGAACAAGATTCTGAACTCACGTAAGTTCGTTTACGGTTTAACAGGAGTAGTCGTTCCTATCTTAATGACTAAATTTGGATGGGGTGCAGAAGTTGCTGAAACAGTTTGGCAAACTGCATGTGTATTAATTTTAGGTCAAGCAATTGCCGACACTAAAAAATAATCGTTACAGATTAAAGCCTCACGAGGTAGCCGCTATTCAGAAGATGCGAGAAACTGAAACTAGAAATGTTCTAGTCATAGGAGATTTGCACGAACCCTTTTGTTTAGATGGCTACCTTGATTGGTGCTTAGAGCAATATGAAACATTTAATTGCTCACAAACTATATTCATCGGAGATGTAATCGATAATCACTACAGCTCATATCACGAAACTTCAGCAGATGGTATGGGTGGTGCAGATGAATTAGAATTAGCTATAAATAAAATATCTAAATGGTACAATGCATTTGATGAAGTAGGTACAAAAGTAATCATTGGAAATCATGACAGAATTATAATGCGTAAAGCTCAGACCTCAGCTATTCCAAGTAAATGGATTAAGTCTTACAAAGAAGTCTTAGGAACTCCTAATTGGGATTTTGTAGAACGCTTTGAACAAGATGATGTACAATATATACACGGAGAAGGTGGAACGGCTAGAACTAAATGTCGTGCAGATATGATGAATACAGTACAAGGTCATTTACATACGCAATGCTATACAGAACATTATGTCGGTAAAAACTTCAGAGTTTACGGAACTCAAGTAGGTTCAGGAATTAATCATAAGTCTTATGCAATGGCTTATGCTAAATATGGTAAACGCCCTGCTGTTGGTTGTGCTGTAGTCTTAAATAATGGTCAGCTACCTATCAACCTTTTAATGCCATTATGAAGAAAGATATTACTTGGCAGCTCTTCACTATATACTTACTTATTATCTTAGT